GGGCATTTATTAAAGGAAGACCAGATGTTGAGCTTCAATTAGCTAGAGCATTTGTTAATAAATTTAGAACTCAGAATCCTAAGTTTGAATTGACTAAGGATGTAGATAATGCTAATAAAGAGAACTGGAGAGGTAAGTACTATAGAATTGATTTAAGTGATTTAGGTGAGGCGTTACCAGATGCTAATCCTAATGATGATATATTCGACTATTACTTTGAGGAAGAAGTAGAGCCTACACAAGAAGCTACTGAGACTATTCCTGTGGATGCTGTGGAAAATAATTTGCCAAGTCCTGAAAATGTAGTACCTTCGAGTACAAATACTTCTAACATATATTCTGAACTAGGAAATAAGACTGTAAGTGGTAATGTAGTTATAGCTAATGTATATCAGCAAGCAGGAATTGACTATGCTAAATCAATAGGTGGAGTGTTTAGTATGAGAGTGAATAACTCAAATACTCACTTCGGCAATCCATTTAGCTCTGTTCCATCTGAAATAGCCAAAGGATTAACAGCTACCAACTCTACAAGAGAGAGTGTAGAAAGATATATTGATTGGGTAATTAACTCTCAAGATACAAGAGCTGTATGGATAAGAGAAGTGCTTAAGTCAGGTACGCTAAAAGGTAAGCCGATTGTTTATTACAAAGAATTAGGTGAACCATCTCATGCTACTGCATTGGATTATTTAATCAATAAGTATAACTGGAATACAGAGGCTAGGTCTGTAGGTGCTGGCTTAAATAGAGCAGCTGTATTAGCTAACAAAGTATTAGTACATACAGGACCTAAAGATAGTCAAGCATTTGCTTCTTACTTTAATCTAGCTCATTCAGAAGGCAATTATGAATTAGCATTAGATATGTTGAAGGACCAAATGTTCCAAGGAGGTTCTCCACTACAAGGTGTAATCAATGTGCTTAATGATGATATAGAGTTAGTAGATGAATTATTTAAGTATTTCGAACAACAAGATAAAGATACTCAAGACAGCATGGATAGCTGCTTAGGTCAATAAAAAAAATAAAAGATAAAAATGGCTTCTGGAATATATTGTATAAAGAATAAGATTAATGGTAAGCTATATATAGGTAGCTCAAAGGACTTGGATGTAAGAGCCAAGCGCCATTTCTACTTACTCAAGCATGGCAAGCACTACAACGGTAGTCTTCAAGGTGCTTATAATAAGTATGGTGAAGATAACCTATGCTTTGAGAATCTAATTTCTTCTCCTAAAGAGTACCTTATAAAGGTAGAGCAATGGTTTATTGACAACCTCAAACCTGAATACAATAGAGCTAAACTAGCTTATGCTACTGATAATACACATATCTCTGAGCAAGGCAAGGAGATACTTAGACAAAGTAAACTAGGTATCAACAATCCTAATGCGAAACTTACTGCTCAACAGGTTCTTGATATGAGAGCTAGTAGTGAGAAGAATATTACATTAGCAAAGGCATACGGAATAAGTCCATCACAAGTCTCTCTACTTAAGAGAGGTAAAACATATACAAATATAACATGAGCTGTCCCAACATCAATAGTGCTGAGTGGAAATCACTCGTAGCAAGAATAGGATTTAATAGAGCGTATGAAGAGTTCCTCAAACATGGGGGACTCATACCTCCTGCTGCAAACTATGAATACAGCATTAAAGGTATAGACGCTTCTACTAAGATGTCTAAGGCTCTTATGCATCCTAAAGCAGCTACTTTATTTAAAGCTTTCTATAAGTCTAATCCTGATAAGTTCTATTCTGAACTTATGCAGAATGCTGGTGCTCCTAAGAACCAGATACTAATGCTTAAGGCTTTAAATGAGAGAACACAACCAGAGACTATTGCTGATATGATTACTAATCTATTATCTGAGACAGCTTATACTGTACAGATAGAAGAAGCCACTGAAGGATATGCAGACCACGATAGATATGGTGTAGGTTCAATGGAACGTGAAGATGGCACTGTAGAATATATGGTGTACGATTGGCACGGAGAAGGGGAATCAGAGATTGCAATTGACACATTTGATAATGAGGCTGATGCACATGCTTTGGTTGAATCTCTAGGACAAAGGAAGAGTACAACAACTCACTATGCTAAGCTGATAGTTCCTGGTGGTGTAGATTACAAGGAGAATAGAATAATTACTCCTACAATTGTACCTTCTATCAAAGGACATGCTGCATTTGCAGAAAAGAATGATATAGGCTGGTTTAGAAGTGATGACAGACTATATAAGCAATCTGATAAGAATTTCTATCAACAGTATGTTGATGAGAAAGGCGATTCATTAATGTACACTCAATATGAAGATGTAGTAGCATCTGAAGACTTCCAAGAGTGGGTGGTTGCTAAGAAAGCTGCTGCGCAAGCTTATGATGCATCTTTAGTGAAGACTAGACGTATACTAGAACTACAATCTGACTTATTTCAGAAAGCTAGAGATTTAGAGCAGATAGCTAATAGGTCTGAAATGGCTTATGATGTAGGTGATGAAGCTGTGGATAAAGCTAATAGCTTCTTACAATTACTAAACAAAGATAATAATTGGGTATCTTTCTTCGTACAATCTATTGTCCAAGACTCTATGCGTAGAGGGTATGAGAAAGTACTATTTCCAGCTGGTGATACAGCTGCTAAGATTGAAGGACATGATACTCTCCAAGATTATCTGCAAGCTAGGCAAGATAGGATTATGTATCTTGAAGAGCAAATAGCCAATACTGAAGTTTCTTTTGAAGACTTTAAGAGAAGAGTAGATGCTAGAGGGTATATAGAGATGTCTACTGATGGAGAGTCAGCATGGGGGTATAAATTCTTACCAGAAGAAAATATATGGACTAAATTCAGACAGCGTGCTGGACATATTGATGGTGATGTTCCATCTCTTCAAGAGATATATGAAATTAAGAAACCAGAGCTAGAGCTTGCTGCTGCTGCAAAAGTAGAAAAGATGCAGACAGAAATTGCTCAATTTACAAAGGAAATAAAGGATGCTCAAGAAAACAATAATGTATTTTCCGCTATAAGAAAGTTCTATGAAGTAGACGTACAAAACACTCTACGTAAAAGAGGGTACAATCCTCAACTTACTTTTGATGAATATGGTAATGGTTGGTTTGAAGTAATAGCTAAGCCAGACTTTAAGGAAACAATCTTCTTTAATAGAAGTGTTGATTCTAATACTACTAAGTTCTTAGAAAGTAAAGGTCTTATAATCAATAGAAATGGAGATGCTTATGTAACTGGTGATTATCAGAACAGTATATCTGATAGATTAACTAGTGTACAAGAGTATAATGAGAAATATTATCAACTCCATGGATTCCATCCATTCCTTATTGACAAAGTAGCTGACGGCTTATATAAAGTAACTGCTAATATAGTAGCTAGTCAATTATCACAACCTGTTGATAATGAAGGTACTATGAGATTGTCTAAGTTAGCTGACAAGCTGCAAGAACGCTTTGGTATTGAATATGAAGTAGTTAGTACTGCAAAAGCTAAGGAACTATTAGGAGAGGCTTATAATAATGAGCCAGCATTCTATTATAAGGATAAAGTATTTATGGTTGAAGGTAGATTCACATTGGAAAATACTCTCCATGAATATGCCCACCCATTGATGTTGGCTTTACATAAGTCTAATCCTAGTTTGTATAATAATATGTATAAGTTATTGGAGAATAGCTTAGACAGTAATGCATTGACTATATTAGCTGATGTTAGAAGACTGTACCCTGAACTTGGAGAGAATACTAGTCAATTCAAAGACGAGGTAATGGTTAGAGCAATAACTGCTTTAGCTCAAAATAAACTCAAGCAAGGAGACTTTAAAGTATTCCTACAAAGATTGTGGTATAGACTTAAAGAGATGCTTAGAGTAGCCTTTGGTAATGTAAATCTGGATAAGCTATCTATGAATACAACAATAGAGCAGTTGTCAGATATGCTAGCCTTTGGTACAAATAAGATTGATAAGGTAGAAGCTGAATTTCCTATGTTCAATAGAGCATTAGCTGAAGACCTGTCTAAGATAAAAGAAAGTGAAGTATCTAATAAAATAGAACAGTTTAAACTTATTCTTAAGAATCATATCAGATTTCTTAAAGGGCATAACTATGCTAAGTTGAGAGAGATATTAAAGAATGAGCAGGATGGTTCTATTCCACAAGATATAGCATCTGTATTAAGAAAAGCTGATAAGTTGTCTGACAGTATTGAAGATAACTTTAAGAAGCTACGTGCATTTGCTGAGGCAATCATAGGTGCTAGAAAGATTGCTGAGAAGATAAGTGCCCATGTTGCAGAACTACATGGAACTATTCCTGAGAGGGATATGTTGAGAATCCTTTCCCATTATAATAAAATTGTAAGTGATTGGGAAGAGTCATTCAAAGGACTTGAAGAAGTATCTGAATTGGAGTTCAAAGAACTTACTAATGAAATACAGATAGCCAGAAGTCACTTCACTAAGATTCACAAGATTACTAGAGAGGTACTTAAAGGAGGTGTGTTAGAACTTCTCAATGAGCAGCTAGCTCCTGTTGGAAAAAGTGTAGATGATTTATATAAGGATAGAATAGCAGCTTTGGAAATAGAAGCTCAAACTAAGCCTGAAGTTAAAAGCAAATTAGCAAGTCTTAAGAAGGAATATGATAAGCTAAACTTGTCTGAGGAAGTAATTAATGATTACTTGGAAGGTAACAGAGGTGATACTTCCCCCTTTAGTGCATTCTTAGAAGCGTATACCAACTCACCTGACCCTATTGTTGGTGGGTTCTCTGTGTTCATGAAGAAAGCCTTCTTGAAGGTAGAATCTATTGTGAATGAGTATTCAACGAGATTAAGATTTAATCTGAAGGATGATTACAAGAAATTGTCAATCACTAGAAGAAATCCAGAAGACTTGGGTAGAAGGCTCACAGCCATAGATACATTACTGTCTAAGGATGAGAATGGTGATGAGATTGTTCATGAAGTGTATGTATTACTTAATGAATTCCATGGTGGATGGTTGGCTGACTATCAAAGGCTTAATAAAAAGATGGAAGCTGCAATCACTAAAGGTGATAAGGCTGAAATTAAAATAGCTAGAAAAGAATTAGAGCAATTAAAGAAAGACTACTTCCATAGAGAGTATAAGGACAATGTATATGCTGCTTGGGAGTTTTGGGATAGAGATGATATAACTAGAGAAGCATTTGAGCAAAGAGAGGTTATCATTAATAAAATCAAGGTACTAGAAGCTACTATTGATATTGTTAATAAAGATGACTCTGCTTCTGATGTTGAAGCTTTAGAGGAACTTATTAAAGAACTTAGACAACTACGTTCTTTAAAGAATCCTGATGGTACTGATAAGGATGAGAAAGGTATTGCAATTGCTACAGCATTACAAGAACATGCTGAGATTAGCAAAGGCTTGTATGGTGAATACGAGATTAAAGGTTTGTTTGAAAGGGAGTTAAAGACCTTGAAAGATGACTTACTTGATAAAGGCTTTGCAGAAGATAGTGATGAGTATAAAGAGAGGCTAAACAAATGGGTTAGAGCTAATGTACGCTTTAAGCTAAGTGAACAATTCTACTCTGACAGAAAGAATATCATTGACCAGATTGATGAGATAGTAAGTAAGCTTCCTAATGATGATAATGATAAATTATCTATCTCTGACAAGTGGAAAGAGATATTTGAGATTATCAAATCTAATAGAGATGAGGATGGTCAACCTATAGGTAGTGACTTAAGCATAGAACAGTTGAATGCAGTACGCTTATTGCAAGATGAGATTGATGAGATACGTGCTACTTTAGTAAGATTAAGTGGTATAACATTCGCTGAAGAAGACTTCATGGGTGAGTATCTTGCTAAGAGAGCAGCTGGATTTGCTACAACTACAATAGAGGATAATTACTTTGCTGAGATTTCAGCTAGGCAAGAAGAGATGGGATTGACTCAAGCTGATAAAAACAGACTGTCTTTACTATTCCAATCCTTGAAAGAGTTCCAAACTAAAATACCTACAGAGTATTATATAGACCAATTTAATGCACAAACTAGAAAGCACAATGTAATGTTTAATGGTCAGATACTTGGTATAAGTGTATTAAGTGCTGGTTCAATATTAAATGTTGATGCTATGCAACCTATATTGGATGCTAATCCTGAGTTTGCTAAATGGTTCTACAACAATCATAGAGAGAAAGACACATATGATTCTTTTCTTCAAACTACTGTACGTAGCTTTGAGAGATTATATGTGTGGAATAGAATTGTTCCTAATGAGCCAGCTATTATAAATGCATTTGATAAGAGTGCATATGCTGACTTGTTGGAAATGAAAAGCCCTTACTTTGAAGTTAAGAAGGCTAGGAAGTTCTATTTCTACAGAATTAAAGATGAACATAAGACAGGTTATGACGAGAGTACTGGTAGAGTTAGACTTGAAGTTGGACTACATAAGGACAACAGAGGCAACTGGCTGCCAAGACAAGATGTTGAGAATAGCCCTTATGTAAATAAAGCTTACTTTGATTTAAAGAATAGTCAAAGTGAAGAGGACAAAGCTTTATTCAGAGTACTTGAGACTTATAAGAGTCATCATCTAATGGTACAAGAACAAGCCATTAATGAATCAAAACTTTGGTACGAACTACCTAGAGTTAGAAAACACAGAGTTGAAGTAATGGCTGAAGCTATTACAAGCCCTAAGAAGTTTGTAAAGGATTTGATATATAATATCAAGGGAGCCATTCGTGAAAGGAAAGATGACTTTGACAGAAACTTGATGAAGCCCCAAGATATTAGAGAAGAATCTAAGTTATACGTTATGACTGATTTGTTTGGTAATGAAAGACAATCAATACCAATGAAATTAATGTCTAAGATTGATAAAGATTATGTATCTTTGGATATATATAGAAGTATAATGATGTATACTACAGCAATAGAAAATAATAAGATGTTACATGAGATTAATCCATTGGCTAGAGCCTTGGAAGCAACTGTAGCTGAAGCTGGTATTAAATCAGTTAACAAAGTTTCTATGTATAGCTCTGTAGCTAATATGTTTAACATACCAGTTAAGGAGAAGGATAATGTACGTCTGAAAGCATTGAGAAATATGTTTGAGCGTGACATTGAAGGTATTGAGAAGAAGATGGAGATTGGTGTGTTTGGTGATAAAGTAGCTAGTCACATAATGGGATTAGCAGCCTTTGGCTCACTAGCATTGAACATTCCAGCAGGTATAAAGAACTTATTCACAGCAAGAATACAGAACGTATTAGAGGGTATATCAGGTGTTAACTTCGACTTATCTGATTGGACAAAAGCATCTGGACAATTCTTTACTGATATTGTTCCAAGCATTGTCCAAGACTATAATACGTTTGGAGATAAGAGTATCAACACTCAGTTGTTTGAACTCTTTGACCCTGTTGAAGGTAAGTACCTAGAAACAATGGGTAAGGAAGGTACAGACTCTTATGTAAGAGATGTTGCTAACTTACAATTCACACAAAGTCCTCAAGCCTTTGGGGAAATAAATGCCCAAGGTACTGCGTGGTTAGCTATGATGAATAGAATAACAGTTAAGCAGAATCTTAATGGCGTAGAGACAGATGTACCTTACTTCCAAGCTTGGGAGAAGAACAGTAAAGGTGTTATACAGTTAAAGCCAGGTATAGACCCTACTTGGGATAGAACTGGTGATTCATTCCTTTCTTTTAAGACTAAGATGAATAAGGTCAA